TAGTGATGAAGTGGCTTATCCATGGTTAGCACCAGCTGGTACACGACGTGGTCTAGTTGATAATGCTACCCGCATTGGTTATATTAAGAGTTTAACTGGTGAGTTTGAGCCACTGGGAGTAGGCCAAGGCTTACGTGATGTATTATATACACATCAAATTAACCCAATTACCTTTATTCCAGGTACCGGCATAACTAATTTTGGTAACAAAACACTGCAAGGAACTGCGTCAGCCATGGATCGTATCAACGTAGCACGATTAGTGTCATTTATTCGTGCTCGTCTTGAAACTATTGGTAACCAATACTTGTTTGAGCCAAATGACCAAATTACTCGTACAGAGATTGGCAATGCCATTACCAGCTTAATGATCGATTTAGTGGCCAAGCGTGGATTGTATGATTATTTGGTAATCTGCGATTATACAAATAATACGCCGGCAACCATTGACGCAAATCAATTATGGGTAGACATTGCTATTGAACCAGTAAAAGCGGTGGAATTCATTTATATTCCAATGCGTATCGAAAATACCGGAGCAATTGCTGCTCAGGCAGCGGCCTAAAGAAATTGGGCAAAGAGGAAACTTTTTGCCCAAAATTATAAACTAAATAAAAGCATATAGGAGATATAAAATGGCAACAGCATCATTAACTAACATGACCGTTCCGCTGCCGACCGATCAAAGTTCACCAACACAAGGCTTGTTAATGCCTAAGTTGATGTATCGTTTTAGAGTATTCTTTAATAACTTTGGAGTCAGCACACCCACAACAGAATTAACCAAGCAGGTCATGAAGTTTGATCGCCCACACGTTCAGTTTGATGAAATTAAACTGCCAGTATATAATTCCACTATTAAACTTGCTGGCAAGTATACCTGGAACGATGTTACTTGCGATCTACGTGACGATGCTGCTGGTAATATTAGTCGATTAGTTGGTGAGCAATTACAAAAACAATTAGATTTTATGGAACAAAGCTCTGCTAGTTCAGGCATTGACTATAAATTTAATACACAATTTCAAGTACTTGATGGTGGTAATGGAACAGTTGCGCCTGTTGTTCTTGAAGAATGGGATCTCTATGGTTGCTATTTAAGTGATGTAAATTATAACAGTGCCGACTATGCTACTTCAGAAGCAATGAAAATCTCCATGACTATTAAATTTGATAATGCTGTGCAAAATCCTCCAGGCCAAGGTGTTGGCGCTCTTGTTGCTCGTACAAATGGTACCATAGCTACTGGTGTTGGTGCAGGTATCTAACTAAAATGGGCCAGGGCTATTTCGGCCAGGGTGGTAATTTTTTACAAAGTTTTGGCCAAGGATTTTTTGGTGTAGACGGACTTAAAGATTATACTCACGCCTCTAAAATTTTTGCCACCAACGGGTATGAACTAGCCCCTCGGTTCAAATTTTTATTCCACGTTTATTTTAATATCAACACCACAGATATTCCACAACTGCAAGCTGCATATGGATCCGGTAGCTCGTCTACCATAGGCCTAATGGTTAAAAGTGTAGACCTGCCAAAGTTTAAAATTGATACCGCTGTAATGAATCAATATAATCGTAAACGTGTGGTACAAACCAAAGTACGCTACGAACCGTCAAGAATTGTATTCCATGATGATCAAAGCGATTTGATTCGCAACATGTGGTATAATTATTATGCCTATTATTATAAAGATCCAAGTCAACAATATCAAGGAGTAAGTGCTACCTCTGGTACGATTGGAAAATTACAAACATTAAACAACGGATTTAATTATAATACCAATGATATCTATGCCCAATCAAGGCTCAGTGCCGATTGGGGATATGTTGGTGAAAATTATTACGATGGTACCAACCGTGGAATACAACCAAATGGTAAACCACCATTCTTTCGAGATATTACAATTTATGGACTTAGTCAAAAGAAATATGCCAGTTGGGTATTAATTAATCCACTTATTAGTTCCTGGTCCAGCGATACCTACGATTATGCCGAGGGTGCCGGAACACTACAAAACGATGTACAGATAGAATACGAAACTGTGAAATATTATTCTGGGGCCGTAGGAAAAGCGCAACCATCTAACACTGTTGCTGGCTTTGCTGATCCGGCTCACTACGATATCCAGCCTTCGGGTATTACACGCCCTGGCGGCACTGCATCAGTATTTGGCCAAGGTGGCATGATAGATGCATTAACTGGATCCGTGCAAGATTTGCAGGCACTGGGCCCTGATGGCACAGGTGGTTTACAAAATGTACTTGGTGCGGTTCAAACTGCTGGTACTGCATATAACACATTTAAAAATAAAAGTATTAGTAGTATTCTTCGACCAGAATTACAACAACAAGCACAGAATATTCTTACGTATAGTTTACCCAATCAAACTCGAGCGGCAGTCAATTCGATCAACGGACAATTTTTTCCAAGGGCAACTACATTGCAACCAGTTAACGGCCCCAACGGAGGACCTTAACCGTGGGCACCGTTAACGCTCGTAATCCAGCAATTGATCAAACTGTACAAATTTTTGATCAGTTTTATAATTTTAATCAATCGGTGTCAGCATCGGAGTACGATGCAGTATACAGTTATCTAGCATCTGTTTTTAAAACAGCCGAGCAAGCCGGAACATTTACCTCAACACTATTTAGAATGGCACAGGCGTCTGGTATATCGCCCATGGAGTTACTGCAATCTCTACAAGGATTATCAGCACCTCAAATTACATTGACCTTTGCATTTTATCTTAATACTTTCCAGAGTCCTACCACCATGTTGGGCGTTAGTGTACCAGTAGTTCCAAATTATTACGTTGCTCATAATATCAAGCAATAAACTATGGCTAATTTTGCACAAGGCCCTTACTCAGTAAAAAATGCCAGCAAGTATGTAGGTCGCGGCGAACCTCGATATCGTAGTTCATGGGAAAATGCCTTCATGAATTTTTGCGACAATAACGAAAATATTATACAATGGGCCAGTGAGCCAGTGCGTATTCCTTATCGCCATCCGTTAACTGGTAAAATGACCACGTATGTGCCAGATTTTATTGTAACTTATCGGGGGCCCAATGATACTACTCGGGCTGAACTAATAGAAATTAAACCAAAAAAGCAAAGTGTAATTGAAGATAAAATGAATTCAAGAGATCGTACAGTTGTTGCTATTAATTATGCCAAGTGGGCGGCCGCCCAGGCCTGGTGTAAAAATAATGGGTTAACATTCAGAATCATTACCGAAGACCAAATATTTCGCAACGGTCGAAAGTAATCGATCGCCGTGCAATACGGTAAATAGGGTATGACTAAACAATTGGAAGAAATTTTTGGATTCGATCAACTCGAGCAAGCGGAATTAACAGTTCAGCCAGAAAAACTCACCTCAGAAGAAACCCGCACCGCTATTATTGAAATTGATGTCACTCTTGATAAAATAGATGCGGCATTACCAGCCATTCGTAATTTGGATTCTTCCGATACCGAACTAGACGAAATAGCTGAATTAGCCAAAGAAAGTTTTGAAAACTTATCAGATTTAGGAATGAACGTAGACAGCAGATATTCTGCTGAATTATTTGCAGTAGCCAGTACTATGCTCGGGCATGCCCTCACAGCAAAAACAACTAAATTAAATAAAAAATTAAAAATGATTGATCTTCAACTTAAAAAATTAAAGTTAGATCAAGATGCTGCCAAAAACGGTAACGATTTAGATACTATTCCTACCGCAGAAGGCCAGTTATTGACCCGTAACGACCTACTTGAACGGCTTATTGGTAGTAGAGAGCAAAAAGACAAATAGTATAAATATAATATAGGGAACAAATATGAAAAATTTTCAACAATACCTCGCAGAAAGCGAAAGAACCTACAACTATCGTATTAAAATAGTTGGTGATTTGCCCTCGGGATTTTATAATGAACTTAAAAGTAAATTGGATCAATTCGATCCAATGACAGTAGGTGCTGTTAAATCTACTCCAATTCAAGCTAAACCAGCAGATTTTCCAGCATTTGAAAATGATAAGGTTACTAGCTTTGATGTTAAGTTACGGTATCCAGCAATCGAGCCGCAAATTAAACAAATTGCCCGCTTGCTTGGGTTTGATGAAAATAAAATTATTATGCAAAATACGTTCTTTGACGACTCAGTTGATCAAGAAAAGAAAGAAGTAGCCGATCAACCAGAATCATTATTGGCCGATACAGATTTTCCAGCTCCAAATGCAAAACAAAAAGAGTTAAGTAAAGATTATTCAGCAGAGCCATTTGATCATGCAGTATTAAAAAATTCTTATCGCAGCAATTTTACTATTGCTGGTGGCAGTCCTAAAGCAGCAGAAACAACAAATGATTTACCCATGGGCGACGACAGCCCATTGACGCATACTGAAAAACGTCCCCGTAAGCCAGCAACCGGCGCACAACCTAATGGAAATTACAAATGAGCTTTTTTTACGACCTTAACAAAAAATTAAATAGCCTTCGCGCTGATGAGCAACAGATCACAGAGAGCAAAGCTAATCCTGCGCCTAAATCTAAAACAGTTATCACACTGGAAACAGCTCTTCGCCAAGATTTAACTACCTTGATGGAGGATGGCACCGGCGGTCAATCACAAAGCAACACATTAGAAGCCAAAACAAAATCCTACTCAGCAAAAAATGCTGCTGCCGGTAAAGATATTGGCAAGCCAGGCAAAAACTTTGCCAAGATTGAAAAATCTGCTGGTAAAAAATACGGTAGTAAAGAAGCCGGTGCTCGTGTAGCAGGCGCGGTGTTAAACAAACTACGTGCTGCAAAAGAATCAGTTGAAGAGGCCAGTGAAGAGTTAGCTCAACAAAAATCCCCACAACCAAATAAAGGTATTCCGGGTAATATTCCTGTTAAAGGAAAGATGGATCGCCTTAAAGGCAAACGCGATTACTATGAAACAGAACATGAAGATCCAAGCGACGAAGATATTATAGACTATTTGAATCGCAAATTAGCTCCCCATGATGCCGAACAACAACCTAAAGAAGATGCCATTTCTAAACCATACAACGGTACAAAACCAGCACACGCTGGTATTGAATTTGAAGGTAATGCATTTACAGGCAAACTTAAATCGACACCCAAGGGCGGCACATTTGATTTAGATGGCAAAGAATATACAGACACCAGTGGACTTGATGAAGCAGTGAGTCGCAAACATTTTCAACAAATGGCTGATTTGTTGAAAAATATTGAAGATCCAGTTAAACGTAAAGAACTAGCTCAACATCACGCTTCATTATTTAAATTAGCCAATCCTCGTTTTGATCATAACAAATTTATGACAGCCGCAGATTGCATGGATGAAGGAGTTGTTGGCGCCACCTTAGGCGGAATAGCCGGTGCCGCAGTAGGCGGTCCTGTTGGCGCAGTTCGCGGCGCAATGGCTGGCAATACTATTGGTAATGCTATTAGCCCTGACGCAGAAGTCGACGAGGGATTTGCTGACATGGATGCATGGTTAAAAGATCGTGAAAAAGCCAAAGGTACTGGTAAGTTTGACAGCCGCAAGGTATCAACGGGCACAGTATATACACGTCGTCCAGAAACATTTGACGAACCCGAGGGTGATGACGATGTAAGCTCTGAACCCAAGCGTCGTGGTCGTCCAGCTATTAAAAATCGCGCACCAGAACGTGTAACCAGCAAGGCCTGGAAACACAAAGGTGGCCGCGTTGAAGAAGCTAGCGAAACCTGCCCACATTGTGGCGGGCCAATGAAACAC